GTAATTTGCAACGTAGTCCTTGTAATAAGTTGCAGTACTTGGGGATACCTTAGCGTCTGCAGCCTTAGAAAGTCCAGTCCACTTCTCAACAATGTTTCCAGCACTTCCAGTTACCTTACCATTGTCATCAACGACAACAACGTGTACTTCGTCAAATCTGGAGTTTCTCTCTTTAGCGTACTGTGAAGTACCAGGCTTAGGAGCAATGTTTCTCCAATATACGGTTGAGTTGGATAGACCGAGGGTTTGTTGGTTGTACCAGTCAACAGCAGTATTTCCAGTTCTTAGTGCAAGACCACTTCCAATTCCACTCATTACGATAAAGGAAGTGTTAGCGAATGAAACACCAGCAGTGGTGTCCATAACAATTCCACTGCTTCCGTCAGTCGTAAATCCAGTAACGTTTCCTGTATAAGTGCCGTTTAGAGACTTGATTTGGTCACCGATCGTAACTTTTAGAGTATCAAGATCACTAGTGAAGTTGATAACAGTAGAACCAACACCAACAGCAGCAGAGAATCTTGTTCTCTCTAGTCTGATTTGGTTACCTGAAGTATCAAAGACTCTGTATAGGTTAGGATGGTTTGTTGTAGCAGAAGCTGCAAGACCAGCAACATAGTCGGCAAGACCAGAATCATAACCCAAGAAAGCACCAGTTGATGATCCTTCTTCATAGTCTACCGAGTACCACTTATCTTCAGTGGTGATATACTTAGAAAGAACCTTAACATCAACAGCATTGGTGTGGACTTTAGTAACAACACCCTTAAGGTATCCAGTCTCAATTCCAACCGTTCCGTTTGATAGTGCAACAGAAGTTGAGAAACCAGCGGTGATTGCGTATCCTACCTGAATGCCGTCAGTACCGATTGCGAGTCTCTGGTCAGATTGACCGTCAATTACACAGATCTTCAACTCATTGGACCAGCTACCTGGGTTTCTGGCAGCGTAGAACCAATCGGAATCTGTGGTGTGATTATTGTAATAATCTTCCGATGATGTGATTTGGAGATCAGTCAGAGCAACACCAACTGGAACGTTAGCGTTTGATAGATATTCGTTGCTTGATCTGATAACTCTTAAAACTCCACCATAGGAAAGATAGGATGATGCGGTCATCCAATACTCATATTGATCATCGGTAGATGATGGCTTACCAAAGGTAGTAAGTAGATCTTGTTCGGTTTCAACCAGGATGGGCACATTAACTGGACCTTTAGCAAAAGGACCAGCGATTGCTCCTACCTGATCATTGACATCATCAATTCTTCCAATAGTAAGATCAACTTCCCTTACTCTGACCCCTGGTGATACTAAATTGATAGCCATGTTAGTGCCTCTTGAAGAAGTTCATTTTCCCTAAGATTATTTATTAAAAGCACATTTTTATTGGGGAAACAATGAATGAACACCCTACCAGTCTGGATAATACCAACGAACGTCTCTTAATTGGTATTCTTTGCCTTGTTGTCGTTTAGTTGTTATTCTTTTCTTTGTGCAGTCTTTACACTCATATGAATATGATGATGGGCCACTACCCCTTCTCGTTTTATAAAAATCTGTCACCAAATCTTTTACCTGTGTGCATACCCTGCATCTTCTTTCATGCAGAAGCAGATGACCAAATTCAAACTGATCATCTATATCCATCATAGGTATTCCCACATATATGATCTATCACCATACTCATCTAAGTGCCACCTATCACCAGCATTATCTACAAAAGACGTATCATCCAATCCATCACTCATAAAACCGAACGGTGCCATGTCTTGTTCAATCTGATCTCTTTGATCATCATAAACTCTTTTTCGGATATCATCATCTGACATCTCCTTGAAATAATCTTGGATGACCAACCAAGCAAAAATAACCAGACACATTGCAAGGTCATCATTACATCCTTCTTCAGCCTCAAACGAGTTAGCCTTTTCAATGAAGGTTGTTAATTCTGCAATGATATCATAATCACTAATAAGGAGTTTATCTGCTTCAATTAAAGTTTTGAGATTTAACGCACCTACCTTTTTGACGGTCTTGGACATCTTAACTCCTAACTGAGTCTTTTTGCCAGAGAATCCCTGTCCAACTAACTGTCCTGCTCTACCTCTCATAGAACACATCAGTAGATTTTGATATTCTAGATCATAGTTTATAATCGAAGCCACTTGATCACCAATATCATTGACCTCACATAAAATATATGCATTGTTATATGCCTTTGCAAATTCCAAAATAACATTTGGAAATAACATTGGTTTTATTGTATTGTTCCTGTACTTAGCAACAACTTTATATGGGAAAGCAGTTGTGTCATATACGATAAAAGCAGAATAGTCTTTTTCTACTCCTCTCGCAACGTCAACTGTCATAATATAGTTGTGGTCTTTTTCTGGGTTGCAATATATTTCCCCGCCACGTTCTCCTCTTCCTATGGGTTCATCATAGGTCATAGACTTAAGTTTTGATGGAGCAATTAAAGTATCTACGGATCCTAGGAATTCGCATTCAAACTCAACTCTAAACTGAGACTCTGAGGTGTTCTTAATTGTTTGTTCTTTCCAAGCTTCGTCTCGTCCTGGAACCTCCGACCAATGAACATCTGTAGTTACATATTCGTTCCTTTCCAACTCTGCATCATGCCAGAGTCGATAGAAGTGATTCATACCCTTGGGGGTAGAAACGATAATAACCTTTGTGGATTTACCAGATGAAATAGTAGGATATACAGAACTGAAGAAATCGTCTGCAATGTGGTTTGGAATGAACGCAAATTCGTCCAGGAAGATGATGTTAAAGGACATACCTCGGACAGCAGATGCTGAGGTAGATGCAGCAATGATCTTCGATTTGTTTTCTAATTCTACGGAACCTCTGTTCCAAACTGCAACACCCTGTTGCATCCAGTGAGGTAATGCCTCATATGCCGTTTGTAGTCTCTGTAATAGTTCTCTTGCAGTTTGAGCTTTGTTGGCAAGAATACCTATAGTGACACTATCATTGAAAAGTGCATAGTGCAAAAGATAAGATACAACAGTCGTTGACTTACCCGACTGTCTGGGCATCTTACAAATATTAAATCTATTATGGTGGAAGTTTCTAACCAGCTTCTCCTGAAAGGGATACATTTCAAATGGAACTAGACCATGGTCCAGGTTAATAATCTTAATATATTCCCTAGCAAAATAAACTGGATCACTCTTACACTTCAAGTATTCCGCAACCTGATCTTCACTAAATTGAATTGGAACGTTAGTTCTTTTTAGATTCGGATTACCAAGATATATTTCATTATCTGCAGGCATAACTATTTTTCAATAACAATTAATGGTTTTGTTGGATCTTTAAAGCTTGGAGCAAAGTATATAACTTTTCCAGTTGGATATATTTTTTCTAGTTCAAATTGAACATCTCTTTTAAGTGGTCTGCCTGTTTGTGGGAAGAACATTTGAATGGTCTTCGACATACCTCTAAAAATAAATGTTACGGAATAAGTTGATCCGTATTGATTCAGTCTTGTATAGTCTTCCTTGATAGAAGATTCTCCATGCTCTGTTGAAGACTCGCTATCGCGTTTTTTCTTGGAACCCTTTGACTTGGATTCTTTTCTTCTATCTGGCTCGGAGGATGATTCATCATCGCTTTCATCGTCATCTCCATTGCTGTCGCAACTATATGACTTCTTGGTTTCTTCCTTGACGAACCATTTCCTAAGATCTTCATTTACTATTTGCCTATAAGATTTCATCGACCGAATGCTTTTTAGCTATTTAGAATTATTGTCTTTGAATCCTTGTTTCAACAACTTCTGTAGTTCTGAAGTTGATCCAACAAATACTGCGTTATTGGTAACATTTGTAGTCACCTTAGGATCATCCTTCTCCACATCTTTTAGTTTCTTTTGTAGATCCATGAGTTTATCTGCAGTATCAGCAACACTCTTTATCAACTGTCCAGCAACTTCATATGCTCTAGGAGAATCGGATTGTTGGGATACCTCTAAAATACCATCTATTGCTTCTTGTCCTTTTTCAATTAGTGAATAAAGTTGTGCTCTTGTATATTCATAATCCCTTCTAATCTCTGGGACATCTTCTTTCTTACTAAGCTTTCCAGTTTCCTTCTTTTTTTCTATCTTAGATTCTATGGGTGTAGAATCAATATCTAAAGCATCATTGATGGGATCAAAATTATTCATAGATCTCTATCCACGGACTGACTTACACTATATACATATCCATCGGAATCATAGTCATACCTGGTTTCTCCAAATCCAAAGTCATCGCCTTCTTCGATTAAATCATTATCGACATAGTTAACAACATTGATAGGAGTTGCAATATCGTGAGTGGCAATTGAAGTTCCAAATTCACCTCTAATAACCGTGATACGATCTCCATCCTTAGATTTAATCTTCATCACTTCTTTATCAATTTCAATATAATCATCTACATTGAATGGAACAGCGGAAGATATATTGAATGCTGTTACCTTATCAGTAACAATCTCTGAAGTTTGTGCGGTGTTGTCATTGTTATAATCTTTAACCGCAACAGGAACAGCTGTATATCTGACCTGTCTAGTTGCTGTTCTGGTATTTGCAGTATCTGAGTAAAAGTCTGCCTGTACCTTTTTGATAAGTCCATCACTACTTGCATTGATTGGACCAAACAGATAACTCTTGCAGGTAAAATTCAATGTATAGATAAGTGATCTTCTTGTAGTAAAGTCACCCTCATAATTATCATCCATAGAGATACTATCTAATGTGATAGGCATATCTCTTTTCTCACCAATAACACTAACTAAGTCTATAGTTAAATTGAATGATGGTTGGAAGTATGGTAGAATCTGTTCAAGTATTTGAAGAGCATCTTCATTGAGCTTTGCGAGAATACTCAACTGAATATTAAAATTATATGGTACGGGCATGTAACCCTTTACCAATTTGGAAGATTCCTTGTTTACTGCTTTGAACGTTTGCATAGTAGAAACTTTTCTACTAGAGTCATATGAACAACCAATCAACTCAAATGACATTCTTGGGAGGGTGAGAGCACCAGCAGGACGACCTGGTGATCTTAGATCTCTACTCTGTTCCAATCTTGCAAGAAATTTCTGTGTTGGCCCATATGAAATGGGAACACGCAAAACACTAACGGTTTTATCAGAACTATCTTTATGTTGGATCTCAATGTTGTTGAATAGAGTTCCAAATGAAACTATTGTTTTACGAATAATTTCGTGATAAAAGTGATTGGTTAACATGATATTTGCAAGTAGTAAAACTATTTAGAATTCGCCAAATGGGTTTCTTTCTGTGAAATCTAGGATATTATCTGCTTCTAGTTCAATCTCATCATTTTGAGCAAACTCAATATTTTCTAGTTGGTTCTCAATTTCTGAAATTCTATAACTAGCTCCTATTCCAACAATTGTTTCTCCAATAGCAAAGTTTCCACTAGGAGCCGCAACCCTAAGAATTCTTTCGAGACTATCCCAAGACTCTACGTATGCACTTGTTCCAGTGGAAACTCCTCTAACAACTTCATTGATATTGAAATCACCAAAGAAGGATTGTTTCACTGCCTCAACTACAAGGTTAGGTGTAAACGTATATCCAGCACCAGCATTTGCATATCTAATCTGAGTGACTGTACCAGAAGTACTTACAACCGCTTCTGCTTTTGCGTTATTAATATTTGAAGATACTCCAACAGAAGTTGGTATGAATATTGAAGTTATGCCAACTTGAGGTGTGAAAGTGTATCCCTGACCTCCAGTGGATATTGATACTGCTCCAAGAACTCTTTCACTTATTACACAAGTTGCTATAGCTCCTGCAATTGCTTCTCCACCAGTAAAAGTTATTGATGGTGCTGTAGTGTATCCAGTTCCAGGATTTATTAGAAGTACTCTATCGATAGCTTGATTGCGAAGAGAACCAGATCTACTTGTCATGATGGCAACTGCTGTTGCTTGTTGTCCCAGTTCTGGTTCTTCAATATACATCAATGGATTAGAAATGTATCCATTGCCACCATAAACAATAGTCAGTCCAGATACTTCTCTGCTTGCATTTAATGTAGCATTGACAACGGGATACTCGTTATTGAGATTATTTACAAATTGTGCAGATGTGCTTGTTTGCGAATCAATCTCTTGTTGTGATTCATTGGTTGGAACTAGTGTGGATACTGCAGTTCTAAATGAAGTATCACCCGTTAGATTCAAAGTTACATGATCTAAGTAACCTTCATATCCTCTTCTTATTGTTCCCAGTTTTCCATTTCCACCAGAGTCGGATCCAAATCTAAGAATATTACCAGCAAAAAACATGATTGGATCTGCATTGGTGTATGTTGATCCTTCATTGCCATTAATAGATAGTTTTGCATCGTTATCGACTTGTTCAACTCTAATGAAGTTCCAAGCGTTCAGTGTCAATGGATTTGTATTTTCCACACTAGTAGTACCAGTGGCAAAAATTACGTTTCCTGCTGGAGTGTGATATAATTTTATTCTATCTGACCAAAGTATTACACCACCAAAACTTGGATCTGGATCAAACTTTGTTGGATAATACCACATACTCAGAACAAGTCTTCCATTGGCACTTGTTCTTGAGTCTATATTTGAAGTTATCTTGAAGTTTGCATTATCAACTAAATTGAAAGTTGCGTGATATAGTGAGTTATTACCAAATTTGACTTGTGCAGCCTGTGATCTGTTTGGAGGTGAGAACGTAACTCTGGGAACGGTTATGTAGTTAGTTCCACCGAAAGTTATGGAAACTTGTTGAACGGATGAGGCAGAAGCCGATGCAATACCAGTTGCTTGCTTGCCTCTGGTAGGTTTAGATATTGTTACTTGTGGAGTAGATAAGTAATGACCTTCGTTGAAGAGTTGTACATATTGTACCGACTTAGTTCCAACTACAGTGGAAGCGAGTGATACTGAAGCCAATGCGTTGGATGAAGAGTCCTGAACCATTTTCAGACTTATCAGTTGACCACCAGCTCCAATAGGACTGATGATGTCTTCACCATTAACGCCACGTTCCGTAGAAGGCAATGTAACAACTTCATCTTCATATTCAAACAGCTCACACTTCAACTCATACATGTAAAGGTCATTGAGTTGATAGAATGGTACTTTTGTTTCTACGTATTTTACTTCAAATAGAGCATTATCGAGGGGCAGGTAAATCAAGTCCCCTTCTTGTGGTCTTGTGGTTACTTTGATTTGTTCTGCTGGAAATAATTTAAGAAACGGAGTTATAAAGTCATCATATCTTTCTTTAGATATGACTAGAGTAATTTCATCTTGAGCTCTAACTCCAAACTTTGTCAGTATTTCCGAGTTACCTCCAAATCCATCATAGTTCATTAAGTATGCTTCAAGTCTGAATTCATCATCAAATCTTGAAGATGTAATCTCTTTGATTACAGTATTTTCATTAATGATCTTTCTTGGAAGATACAAAACATCTTGACCGAACATCTTTAGATGTTCGTTTACCAAGTCTTGAACAAGTCTTTGTTCGCTTGGTGAACCGTGTAGAAAGAATGGATTTAATGGCATTATCCTATCATGTCTAGTGGTGGCATTGCGAACTCGGACATCAACTTCTGTTCAAGTTCATCAATTTCTCTTATAGCATCATCATATAACTGTCTTCCATTCATCTCTAGTCCACCAGGAAGTTTGACTCCTTGAAACTTAATTAAGTTTTGTCCCCATTGTCTCTTAATTAATGATGTAGTATATCTCTTCAACCAAGAATCATTGTATACTGCTGTTGAACTATTTGGATCCACAACTCGATAACAATCAAGAACCAGGTAGTGATTATCTGAAAGAGAGTTTAGATCGATATCTAAATATAAACGACTGTTCTTTTTATTGAATCTTATTTGAGCATCAGGATTGATTAAGAAATCCAAAGTTTCAAGATAAGATTTAACCATACCATAGTTTAGAAGATCTATTGCGCCATAGTAATATAGATCGTTTAAAAATAATTGGTACTTAATGTTGAATAATCCATCAGAAACCGATGATGAATCAACCTTAAATATCTTATTAACGCCAATAACAGTATCTGGTAGTGCAAGATAATTCGCTCCCTCCTCATATGACATAGAGGTTACTCCACCAAAGGAACTAGTTCCAATGGTAGTTGAAGCGATACCAACAATAGTTGTTTTTTCTGACGGAAGTAATTTATGTTTTAAGAATACTCTATCTATTCCCTCACCATGTCTTTCATGGTAGAATTGGATGGCATCATCGATGAGATCTTCAACTTGATCATCATCAACGTTAATCTCCAATACTGGTTTTCCGAGTCGTCTTAAGCAATACTCCTTCAACTCGTCTCTACTAGAGGGCTTTGCCATTCCCAAACACAATAGGTTTCTCCAAAGTATTTATGGATCTATGAAAAAGTATTTTATTGATGAAGATGAAGTCTTTGCTATAAATGATAATTTAGATGCAAGAGTAGAACTAATGGGATGGGAACAAATTCCCATCGTTTACGTAGATAACTTCTATAAGAATCCAAAACTAGTTAGAGATTTAGCTTTAAGGACTCCTCCAACAAAAAACCCCAGAATCTGTGGTGGACTTCCAGGACAAAGATTAGAACTCAATGTACATATAGATCACTTTATACAGGTGATGGAGGATATTGCTACCAATGTTTATGGATTAAAAATGGGAGAAGTTAATGCATTTAGACAGGCTTGTAAGGGAAATCCCTTTTGTGTGAATGTATTAAAAGACTGCGATAAAATACCACATATTGATTCTCCTATAGACCAGCATAGGGGATTTGCATCATTGATATATCTCAATACACCAAAAGAATGTAAAGGCGGGACTGGTTTTTATACTTATCGAGGGATGCAAGTTGATCCAGAACAAGATGGTATTTTTAGTCCAGATGAACCAGTAACAGATAGTGTTGGTCCTTGGGAATTAATTCATTTGGCAGAAATGAAGTTCAATAGAATGATATTTTATCCAGATCAGGTACTACATACTGGTTATATAAAACCTGGTTGGTATAATGAAGACTGTTACAGACTCACTCAGATGTACTTTATGCCTCTTTGCGGATACATGAAATGATTTTACTTACTGGCCATAGCGGATTCATTGGTTCTCATTTTCTTCGTGTCATTGAAGAAGAGATGAGAGAACCAGTTATGTGCATCGGTATGGATGATGCTTGGAAGTTCATGGGATCTTTCACTGACTGGAAGAAGATTACTCAGATAATTCATCAAGGAGCAATGTCATCCACTACTGAAAAGAACTGGATGCAAATATCTCATTACAATCAAACATTTACCGCACACTTGTTTGACAAAGCAATCGAGTATCAAATTCCTATTAAATATGCTTCTTCTGCTTCCGTATATGGAAACCAAACAAAAGATTTGAAAATCATAAATCCACTAAACCAATATGCAATATCTAAGTTGATTATTGACTACTATGTCTTAGATCACATCGATAAGTTCAGACATATTCAGGGATTCAGATATTTCAACGTTTATGGATCTGGAGAAGATCATAAGGGAGATCAAGCAAGTCCAGTTTCTAAATTTACAAAACAAATTAAAGATACTGGTGAACTAAACTTGTTTGAAGGATCTGGAAATTTTTATAGAGACTTTGTTTGTGTTGATGACGTTGTAAACGTTGTCATGAATAACGATGCTCCTAGTGGAATCTATGACATTGGAACTGGATCTCCAGTATCATTCCAACATGTTGCAGAATTAGTTGCAAAAAAAGAGGGCGGTAAAATTAATACCGTCCCCTTCCCAGATCATTTAAAAGGCAAATACCAGACCTATACCTGCGCTGATGTAAGTTGGATCGATTATAAATTTAAGACTGTTGCTGAATATCTAAAAATGAAATAAATCCAGTAGCAGCGTACTTATGATCCGATATGGGAATCATTCCTTCATGTGGATACAAGTAACTACATGGAAATATTAATATATCTCCAGCTACACATGGAATTTTTATATCCTGATTTGGGAAATACGTATGTCCACCATCCTCTACGTCATTTAAATAAACTACAATCCCAAAAACTCTAGATATATTTGCTCCAGGGCCCTGATCTACATGCCATCCAAAGAATCCTCTTTCTTTATGATAGATTCTTACGCAATAATCTTTAAAACATAAAGGCCAAGGGGGAGTTGGACATTCCTTACTATATCTATCAAATCCTTCAAAGAAACCTCTAGATAAAATATCCGATACAGAATCTTCTGGTGTTGGATATACTTGTCTAGTTATTTTTTTATCTTCAACTACATGATTTTTTTGTCCCTGTGTAAATCCATATACAGCACCATCCACATGTCTATCTTCGACTGAATGAAACCATTCGATTAATTCATTGCATTCTTCTTTTGTGAAGACATTATACGTCTTTATTAGTTCCGCAGTATTCATCAATCTCCAGGGATAATTCTATTACTATCTTCATCGAAGTGTTCCGTACTAAATTCAAATAATTCAGTATCATCTAAGGCATACATTCTATGTCTAAGACCAATTGGAACATGAAATTTATCACCCTTGTCTAAGAACTTAACATTTGCTAGTTCTAAGTTATCATCCCAACTGTAAAGTAGTTTTATCTTACCACTTTGAACATAAAAAACTTCGTCCTTCTTTTTGTGAAAATGCCAAGAACACTGTTTTCCTTTTGCAATAAAAAGTAACTTCCCACAGTATTTTTCGCAGTTCACAATCCACTTTTCGTATCCCCATCCTTTAGATACAAACTTGACTGGTTCAGCCGCTCTACTTGAAGAAATCATCTGCATGTACTCCTTTGTCATCTATGTAACAATCACCAGCAGGTTTACCCATATGGAGTTCATGAAACTTGCAACCCCAACCAACGAGTTGATTGTAAGTTAGATCATAAAATTCTTTATGTGCCAACATTCTAGAATTGCCGTGTCTGCCCATACCTCTGGCAGTAAGATAAATGATCTTGTGTCCTTCATCATACAATTTATTTATTCTTGCAATCCTATCTGGTTTTGCAATACTAGTCTCATATCCACCATCTTCTCTGCAGGTGGATTTGTCGCAAATAGTGCCATCAATGTCAATAATGTAATTCATTAGTATTCTTTCCCAAGGTATAAATTTTTTAGAGGATGTTTCTCCATAGATTTTGTATTTGAATAATACAAGTATTTTGATAATCCTAAAGAAGTTCCAGCATCACTACTAATTGGTTCAATATACAAATTATAGTCCTTTGGAATATGATTTAGGTATTCGTAATTAGCAACACAATTCAATGCACATCCGCCAGTAATAATAATATTTTTTGATATATTTGATTGTACCATCTGTTTAATCAGATGTATCATATGAGTTTCAAAATCTTTTTGCAACCTATATGCAAGATTTGCCAATTTTTGAAAATTATTTGATGATAACTGGAGATCTTCCTCAGTTGGTTTCATTGGTAGATAATCGTATGGGATAAAGTTGCACCCCCATCTTGATCTATAAAATTGAGAACTGTCAACAGAAAAATTATCATCTCTCAAAAATGATTTTATGTTTGAATCTTCCCTTCCATATGGAGCTAATCCCATAACCTTACCAGATCCCAACATGCCAAATCCCAAATATGTAGATATAGCAGCGTAAACCATACCAATTCCACATACCCAATCAATATCCATATGTGAAACAGAATCTTCAAGTGATCTATATTTTGGTGTTGACATCTGCCATTTTAGTGAAACTAAGTCTGGGTACTTCATCTGAAATACACTTGCGACTTCCTGGTGTTTCGCGTTATCATGTGATGTATTTCCCATACCATCAACAACTAAAACCAATGCATCATCAAATCCAGAGTTATAAAAACCACAGAATGCATGAAAAAAATGGTGTTGTGAATAAAAACTTCCATCTCCCAAGGAACTTATAGTATCTCTATCTTTACTATCATTGAATATTAGTTGTTTCATTATAGCTGATTGCCAAATACTTGCAATAGTTTCAAATATGGTATCATGCTCTAAAGAAGTAGAATGGTTATTAGCCGTTAGTCCAGTCATGCCAACCATACGATACATTGACAGGAAATCTGTGGATTTCGTATTTTGGAATAAATTCTCAAGAGATCTTAGCGGATAGTTATCATGTTTGTGTTTGGATATACGCTCTTCTTCTTGAAACAATTCGATCTTGCCATTATTACATACGCATATTGATGCGTCATGAGTTACATGTATTCCTAATGTTTTAATATCCATGACTTATTCAAACAAAGATTTTATATCCTCGGAAGTTAATTGGTATGTTCCTGGATGTTGTACAGATATGGAAGCAGATTTATTTGCAAAATCTATTGCTTTTTGCATATCAAGATTCATTGTATAGTGTACCGCAAGAGCTGATAAAAATGTATCTCCTGCACCACACACATCAAACACATTTACTTTTTTGGGAGTAAAATGTATTCCCCTCCATCTTACTCCTTCAGAACCCAAAGTAACTATTAGGTTCTCATCATTAGGCAAACAAGTTTTATCTAATGCATCATATTCCTTTTTGTTGATTTTGAAGAACACATTCTTCTTATCAAACAAGCTTTTCTTTTTTGTATCTACAAATATTGGACCACTAAAATTATCACAGATTACTCTTAGTCTAACATCATCTAAAAACCCCTTATCATAATCTGAAATAACAATAGCATCATACGTATCATGCATAAATGCCATGCGGACCTGTGGAGCAGAAACTGGAGTAACTTCTGGTGTATCATCCACCCTTAGTAACTGATAGTTACTCTTTCTGTCAACAAATCTGGTTTTTCTTATCTTTTCTTTTTGTGTGATGAGATTCACTCTGCACCCAAAAGATCTTAAGTTAGCAGCAACATTAGCCGCCATACCTGGTTTTATATCTACACCAGAACGATCTAGAACAACGATAGGCCCTTCTGGATTGAGTCTGTTGCAATCCCCATATACGTATTCATCCTCACAGGAATCGCCAATTACTAAAATAGATAACTCACGCATAATTCTTCAAAATGTTTTGAATAACATTAGTGCTGGAATATCCACCAACTCTAGGTAAGAATCTCACTTCCTTAGCAAATTCTCTACCAACAACATCTCCATTCTCCCAATCATTTCCAAGTAAAAGAATATCTGGAGAATATAGTTGTATCAAATCTTCAAGTTCTTTCTTATCGTTAAAGTATAAGACGGTATCAATATACCTGATTGACTCAAGCATTGCAACTCTGTAACAGAGATCATTAATAGGTTTGTTTGGTCCTTTATCCTTCCGTATCTTTTCATCAGTATCAGTAGCTACGATCACTCTATCTCCAAGTGATCGTGCTACTTTGAATAATTCGACATGCCCTGGATGAAGAACATCAAAGGTTCCATTAACGAATACTGTTTTCATAACATAGTAAATTGTTGTGTGTTCTTTTTGGGTAAATCCCCTATACTATGTAGTACTGATTCATGGGACACACTATTATTACAAGTTTCCTCTAGATGCTGTAGATATAAATTCCACCTGGATTCTAGATGATCAGATTTTTTGAAATATTTTTTCTCTGGAATATTTTCCATCAACTGCATTAACCAACTTGACCAATTATTTCCCGAAAAGAATCCATATCTCTCAATAACTGAGGTTGGATTTGATTCATCTAAGATACTCTCTTCATAAAATTTTTGACGATCTGATTTTGTATATTTTTCTCTAACATAATCCCAAAAAGATCCATCCAATTCTGAATATGAATAATGCATGTTAACAAAATCCACCGAAGTATCATAGTCAGCATCCATCTTTAAATTAAACATGGATACATCATATTTTTCATAAACTCCTCCATATAAAGCTTGTTCGAGAGTTTCACAAGATCTAATCATCAATGCCAGTCCAGTGCTTTCTAGTGGTTCAATAAAACCAGCACTTAATCCACAAAAAACTACATTACCTACCCAATGTTTTTCACTAACAAATGGGTCCCATTTAATTAATTTTAGGTCATCCCTATTGATTCTATTGTCCCAATATTCTACAAATCTATCCTTTGCATCTTCAACATCAATAATATCTCTATTGAAAACTAGTCCAGTGCCAATTCTGGATTTTGTTGGAATTGACCAAATCCATCCATAATCTATAGCCTCACATTTAGTATATGGGTGTCTTTCGGATTCAATATCTTTATATTCAACTCTAGTAGCAATAGCACTATTCATGAATAACCTATCACTTAGATCTACTATCTTTTGGTGTTTACCTAATATTCTTTTAAATCCACTACAGTCAATAAAAAGATCGGATGTTATTGCATATCCGTTCTCGGTAATTACGCTATGTATATTTTCTCCATCCCAAATTACGTCTGCAACATCATCTTGGATGTATGTTAGATCATTTTTTGTTGCTTCTTGTAGAAACTCAACTAAAAGACCACAATCTACTTGTTCAGCATATGTATCCTTTAAGTAATCGAGTTCAATCTTGTTATCAATAGCAGTTTTATATAAAGCTTGTATTGAAGTTACATCACATTCTTCTTGTTTAGTAGTCCAATAATCATATAATGGAATTCCTCCAATATCCGTAAATCCAAATGGATGCCAAATTACTTTATCTTTTTTGCCCCAACCAGGAAATAAAATTCCTGCTTTCATTGTAGCATCTACTCTTTCAATCCAGTCCTTATCTTCAAATCCCATCGATCTCATGATAGATGGGAAATTAAGAAGAGTTGCTTCACCGACTCCAATTCTGTCTGGATTCTTTTTATCAACTATAGTTACATCAAAATATCCACCAAACTTCCTTGAAAAATAAGAAGCGGTAATCCATCCAGCTGTTCCTCCACCAATGATGGTGATACTCTTTACACTCTTCATCAGTTTTTGATTTCAATCATGAGTCCATATTCGGGGAGGAATAGATATTCTATTAGACTATTTGCAAGAGTCCTACAAGCATCATCCAA